TAGAGTTATCTCTGCCTTCTAACCAAGGGATTGATTCAATTAGGATTACTAACCATATTGATGCAAGTTCCACTTTCATAGTTACTTATGGGCATATTAAACCAGCTAATGATCTTGCTGATATTAGGAACTTAGATAACGGCGCATACTGATGAACCTTAAGCTCGGAGCAAAGGGGCTGGGCTTTTTAGGTCAAATAGGCCGAAGGGGTCTGTCTAGACTACGAAGGGCAGGAAGAGGGGGGACCAGGGTTTTGTATTTAAGATCGGGCAGCGGTGGAATTTACTTTAAAACAAAAAAAGGATCGGCTTACGGAACATCAGATGCATCACTTAAAGCTTCTCTTTATAAAAGGACTGAAGCTCCTCAATACATTTGTAAAGTTTATTACAATGGTTCCCTTGTGGGAGGAACAATGTCTAGAACAGGTGACCTAGCGGGGATGGTTCCAGTCATCAATGCAAATACTACAGGGTCATTAAACTCAAATATTGAAGCTAGACTTATTGGAGAGGTTAACGGTGTATTCCAAGCCTCAAATAGTTTAGCTAACTCTGTGGAATTCACAAGGATTTAATATGTTAAGAAAAAGATACATGCTCAGACCGACCGCTCATTGTAAAAAAGGGTGCTGACTCGGCATATTCTTTACATAGTAGACTGTTCATAAGTATGAAACAGCCAACAAGTTCCGCTTGCTAAAAAACCGTCTAGAATATGGTGATACCACTCTGGTCCGAGAAAGGTAGGTTCTGCTAGTCCTGTAGGGGATACCCAAACTAAACTCACAAACAGCCCTGCCCAAAATCCAAAGCACATCGAGCAAGATAAAAGCTGCCCTAATTTTCTGTGAACTTTCCATGCTTTCTCACGAATATACTCCGTAATAGTTGATGCAGTAACAATATTCGTAATGCCGTAACAAACTAAAATCCATACAAGTAAATCTTCTATTAACATTATTTAATCTCCATTGGTAATTTATGTCTTTTGATGAAGCGTTCCCTATTATCATGCCAAGAGTCTCTGCCAACAAGTTCTCCAAAAGAATTATGTAGGATAAACAAGGGAACCACATGATTTTCATATCCTTTTGTATGAGCAGTATAGGTATAATGAATATCATAAAAATCCCAATCACCCTGTAAATAATCAGGTTTATCTAAATTTATCTCTTTTAGTACTTTAGCCTTAGTCGCTAAGAATAAACCATCTAAAACTACTACTCTATCAGATTGCCCATAATAGGTTGAATCTGCTTTATCTAATGATTCCCCGTGAAATACAAGTCCTCGATGTTTCCCCTCCCTCCAGTTTTCGTGATTCCACCATACCGCATCTTCGGATAGGCAGGTAGTCCCTGCTGGTCCGATAAAGCCTACTTTCGGGTCTGCTAACTTATTTATAGCTTTTCCAAAATTTTCTTTGTTAGAGAGTATCTCTATGTCATCATGACATAAAATGATTATATCATCGTCTTCGGGCTCGGTCTTCTCAAAAGCCCTCTTGTAACCTGAAAAAATAGACTCTGAGTTTACTAATAATTTTGTGTCTATATTGCAGCTAGATAAGTAGGATACTAGTTTTTTTGTGGTATCGCTAAGGTCTTTACTTCTAGTACATATAAAAGCGTATATCTTCATAGACTATAATAGACAAAGTACAGTATTTTTATGGAAAAGCAGGAAATTATAGAAGAATTTAAGAAGTGCAAGGAAGATCCCGTATACTTCATGTCCAACTATATTAAAGTTGTACACCCAATCAGGGGATTAACTCATTTTAAGCTGTACCCATTCCAAAAAAGGATTGTTGGCAATATTAAGGATTATCGCTTTAATGTCCTTAGAAAGTTCAGACAAGCGGGATGCACCACAATTGCCGCTGCATACTCTCTTTGGGTGTGTTTGTTCCAAAAACACAAAGTTGTCGTTATTTTGTCCAAAGGTGATTCTGAGTCCACAGAGGTTCTAGATAGGATTAAGGTTATGTATGATGAGTTGCCTAAATTCTTAAAACCAGGAATTGCAGAGGATAACAAACATACTTTGAAATTAAGAACACAGTCAGTTATTAAGTCCAGACCGTCAGGTAAACAATCAGGTCGATCTCTAGCAGGATCTATGCTAATCATTGACGAAGCTGCATTTATTGACAATATTGATTCTATTTGGGCAGCGGTGTACCCCATTATCTCTACGGGAGGTAGAGCGTTTGTTCTGTCAACGGTTAATGGTGTAGGTAATTGGTATTACGATCTGTACAAGGACGCTTTAGCAGGGAAAAACTCATTTAATGCTATTGATATTAGGTGGCAGGAACACCCAGAATATAGTAGACAAGACGGGTATGAAGAGATCTATGGAAAGATGCTAGAACAAAACCCTCCGTTAGATATAGATAAATGGGAAGATGTTACTCGATCTAACATGCCTCTAAAGAAGTGGCTTCAAGAGTACGAGTGTGAGTTCCTTGGAACAGGAGATACATATATTGACGGTAATATCCTTAGGCAGTTGGTGGAGGAAACTAATGAAGATTTCTTCACAAAACACAATAATAGAATGCGAGTATGGAAAGAACCAGAACCACATTATGATTATATTTTAAGTGTAGATGTTTCTTTAGGAAGAGGAAGAGACTATTCAGCATTTCACATTATTAATGCTTATAATGGTGAGCAAGTTGCTGAGTTCTACTCTAACAAAACACCAATAAATGAGTTTGCTGACATTATTGTAAGGGAGGCTACCCTATATAATACAGCATATGCTATATGTGAAAGAAACACTATCGGTAACAATTTAATTGATTGGCTTTTTAATATTTTAGAATACGAAAATCTTTGGATGGATGATAAAAATAACTTAGGATTTCAACTAACAGCAATAAATAGAGAACAAATTTTAGCAGAGATGGAAGAAGCAATTCGAGTTAATTCAGTAAAGATAAATTCTAGAAGAACTATTGATGAACTTCTTAACTTCGTAGTTACTGATACAGGAAAAGCGCAAGCTGACAGGGGAAAACACGATGATCTTATTATGAGTTTAGCTTTAGCAATTCATTGTTATGGGGCTATTGGAGAGAACACACCTATAGAGCAATCAAAAATACCGCATAAGGACAGTAGAACACCTTTAGGGCTTATTAAGTCTGGGAAGTATAGGATGAGCGATTCTTATGGAAATACCACAGAAGAGGATATAAAATGGCTGATGAAATGAATGAAGAGGAGAGATTAGACGAAGGGTACACAGAATTTCCCTCTGATCACGGAAATAGGTCAAATACTTATTTTTATCCCTCTGGGCGACTTGGTAAGTTTTTAGCTAAGTTCTTTGCTACAAAAGCTTTGCCCCATATAGCGGATAAACAAGCTCATGAGGCTCCTTTGGCAGGAGATACTATTGTATCGAAGGATGTAATTAAACCTAGTGATCCTGGCAAATTATCTGTTTCTAAGTCAGGCCCAATTCTACCAGAGGTGGAGTTAAACAGACGCAAAAGATACAAAGATTACGAAGAAATGGACGAGTATCCTGAGATTGGCGCAGCGTTTGATATCTATGCAGACGATTGTACTCAAAAAAATACTAGGGCTCAGAGATGGAAGATTAAAACAGATAACCAAGACTTAGCCGATGAAGCGGAAGACCTTTTTCAAGCAATTAATTTTGATAGATTTTACTGGGACATAGCTAGGAATACTATTAAGTACGGTGACTGCTTCATCGAGCTTATTATGGATACTAACAATTTTGCTAAAGGTATTCAGCGCATTAAAGTTCTTAATCCTAACTTCATCTTAAGGGTAGAAAATGAGTTTGGGTACTTGACAGACTTCCTCCAGAAACTTCCTGACAAAAATGAATTTGATACTTTTCAAATGGAAATTGGTCAAGCAAATCATAAAAAATCATCCTATATTTCTTTAGATAAGAACCAGATTGTTCATTTTAGATTGCATACTTCTGATCCTGCTTTTTATCCTTATGGAAAATCAATAGCGCACTCCTGTCATAGAATCTACAGATCATTACGGATGATGGAAGATGCCATGTTAATCTATAGACTAGCTAGAGCCCCAGAGAGAAGAATCTTCTATGTTGATGTGGGTAATCTACCCTCTGCTAAAGCAGAAGCGTTTATTGAAAGACTTAAGGACAAGTTTAAGAAAGAAAGATTCTTCAATACACAGAAAGGTACTATTGATGGGAGATATAATCCCTTAAGTGCAGATGAGGATTTCTTTGTACCTATGCGTGGTAATAGCGGAACAAAAATTGAGACACTAAAAGGGGCTGAAAACTTAGGTGAGGTAGATGATGTTAAGTATTTCAGGGATAAGCTCCTTGCTGCGTTAAAAGTACCCAAAGACTATATCGTAGAGAAAGACCAGTCACCAGAGCGTAAGGCTAACTTATCGCAACTTGATGTTAAGTTTGCTAGGACCATTCAAAGAATACAGCACTCTATTGAAATAGGGATTGAGGTTTTGCTTAAGAGGCACTTCCAAATTAAAGGATACCCAGAGAGCGATGTTAAAGCTTTAAGGCTTGAGTTGCCCGAACCAACGGATATGTTTGCTAAGAGGTTGTTAGATCTTGAGGAACAAAAAGTTAGAGTTATTCAAGCAGTTGTTGGTACTGGATTATTTCCTACAGAAAAGATCTATAAAGATTACTATGATATGACGGACAGAGAAATAGAGGAAATGAAATCAAAGCTTGAAGAGGAACAAAAAGCACAGGCAGAACGAGAGGAGGATGCTGCTACTGGGGCTGCTGCGGGTGCCCCGATGGCTGCGTCTCAGGCTGCGCCTATGGGTGGGGCTGAAAATGCGGCTCCTACCGCAAACGAGGAGATTCTCAACACTCTATCAGAGATTAAGGGTAACTACTTAGGTTCTGATTTTGATTTTAAAAAATTGAGAACGGTGGAAAGATTAATCGAAAAACGCCAAAGTGGTGAAGAAGAATTAGAATCTTAAATTATAATACGAAATAAAACAGTATATACCTTTATGGATAATGGAGAAATATTATGTATGCTAACCTTTTAGAGAACAGGAATAAGTCGGTTTCGGAGCTTATTAAGCTCGGTAAGTGCATTGGAAGATCATTGAGAGAGAATGTTAAGTTGTTTTCCGTAGACTCAGAAAACAATATGGTCTCTTATCTTACGGAAAGCGATTATATTATCGAAGGGAACTATGATACTGAAGATGGGTTAACCTTATCTGATATCGTTATTACCAGCACAGAAAATATCAAGGATGATGCTTTATACGAGGATCATGTTAATCAACAAATTGGATCCTTTGTGGGCGATCTGTTGGGTGATAACAGAGGTGATGCCTCCGTTAGTTTCGATAAGATTCTTAATCTCTGGGAGAATAAGGTTAGACTAATTAATGAGGAGGATAAGATAAAGAAGGAAGCTGATAGAAATAGAAGTAACACTTCAATCGTTGGCACCTCCGAGTTCTCTAAATTAGTGGAAGTTTCTCCAAATTTAGTTGAGTTCTTATCTGAAAATAAGCAAGATATTGTTGAAAATACTAATATTTTAGAATATTTAGCTTTTTCTAATGTTATCTCAAAGGCTTTTGATACTCCCAGGCTAACTTTAGAGATGTTAGCAGAGACCTCAAAGTACACTTTAAAAGATACCATCACTTCTCCTGTTTTTGATGTTATTTGTAAGCAAGAATTACTCAAGCAAGAGCTTTATGAATCAAAGCGTGAATTTGATACTATGTGGGTGAACAATTCCCATATTCAAAAGCTTCTTGGTAATATTTTTGAACAAGATAGGGAGGAAGTATATGGAACTCTCATTGAAACTGTAACTGAAATACCTTATTTTGCTTTAGCCACTAAGAAACAACTAGTTAAGCTATTTACTAATTCAGTTTCTATGAATGAAGGAGTGGCTATCTCCGAGAATGATATAAAGCAGTATGTTTCTGAAATTTATGAGATTAATAAGCCTATTAAAGAAGGCATCGTCGGCGCGTTAAGCGAGAAATACGGAATTAATATCAAAAAGTTAAATGATATTCCTTCTTTTAGGATGATTATTGAAAACCAATTAGTGCTTTTTGAAGAACTCTGCTCTATTATGGATGAAAACACCAATTTATATGATGTTTTGCAGGAAACGGTGAGAATGCTTAAGAATAAAAACGGGGTTGAGGGCATTGATATTAATGATTATACCCAGTATATCTTCGAAGAGGCTGATTATACAGATGTTTTGACGGAAAAGCAGCTTACGAAGCATATTAAGGTTGATTTTAAGAAAATTGCTAAAGATGTAGGTAACCTTGCCGATACCTTTAGTACTTTAAAGGATAAGGTTGGACAACAGTACGATTCTAACGAAGGTCAAGGGGCAGAGAGTTCCGAAAAAGCAGAAACTAAATCCCCATCAGACGGAAAAGCGAAAGAGGCAAAAAAGGCAGAAAAAGAGCCAGAAACTCCCGCAGCAGAGGTTCCAGAGGAGCAGCCAGAGGGAGCAGACCCAGCAGCAGAAGACGAGGTTGAGACGGCAGAACCCCCAAAAAACAAGAAAGAAATGAATAAGGATCTCCAAGCTATGGAAGATCTAATTTCTGATCTTGCGGCTGAATTCGGAGCCGAAGATCCTACGGGTGCCCCAGACAATGGGACCGATGACGAAGGCTCTACCAACAAGTAAGGGTGTGACCGATGGCTGAAACAACACCACCCCTAATCTTAAAAACTGTAAACGATGATAGCTGTGGAGAAGTTTCTGCGCTTTCAGAAGTACAAAGCGGGGATACTATACCTAAAGATACCATCCCGTGGACTGGTGTTGTAGCTGGAACTAATATAACTCTAGTTCATGACGCAACTGGGGTTACCATTAATGCTGGCGATAGTGGTGATGGTGATATTACTTCTGTTGTTGCGGGGGCTGGTCTAACAGGTGGTGGGACGGAAGGTGATGTTACTCTAAATGTTATTGGGGGGGATGGAGTAACCGTAGCACCAGATGAAATTAGCCTAGATCTTGGTGATGGGTTAGAGTTTGATAGTGGAGAGGTTGCAGTAGATGTAACCGATATTATTGATACAGCGGCTGGGGCTCTTACAGAATCATCAAACAATATACAAGTAAAAGTAAAGGCTAGTGGTGGTGTAAAAATACATGGTACTGGGCTTTATGTTGATGAAGATGAGGTTACAGCATCTCCGACATGGATTGATACTGACAAAGGTTTGGAAGTAGTTAGTGATGAAATTAGAGTTAATGTTGATGGTACGACTCTAGATTTTAATGATGACGGAGAACTTTACTCTCTTGCTGGGGGAACGACCACCCTTGGATGGGGTTATGTGGAACTCTCTGCGGCTGGAACCTCTACTGCCTCAGAAACAAATATCGGAGACGGAGTCGTAAACCATTTTCTTAACTCCGCTGATCGTAATATTGTGTGGGATGATTCAGGCAAAAAGTTTGATGTATCCAAGGATGGAACTTATGAACTAGTACTTGCTCTATCTATAACGGGTGCTTCGTCGCCCGACTACACAATAAGTGTACAAAATGATGGAGTTGACCTACTTGTTGCCAATTTCAAACTGCACAGCAGCGTTGATCCTGTATCTTGTCATGTTAGATGGGTAGGTACGGTGCTGGAAAATGCGGCTCTTGGCGTTACTTACGACTCAGGAGGGGGAGTTCTTCAGCCCCAGATTGGAACAACTATAATGGTTAGACAATTATCGGATGTATAATCATGACTGAACCAAAAAAAATGACCATATCAAAAGAAACCTTAATGCCTTTGGGTATGGTGATTGCCCTCTGTGGAGGTGTGGTCTGGATAAGCACTCAGCTTACTAATATTAATTATAAGCTCGATATGCTAGAAGAGAAGTTGGAA